CGAATTACCTCAACACTTCAAAAATAAATCTATAAATTTATCTTCCCTTGTTAATAAATTATTAAAAGAATATATTAAAAATGGAAACTAAAGTTTGTTCTAAATGTAAAGAAGAAAAAAAAAATTGTGAATTTGGTAATTCAAAATCTTCTGACGATGGATTACTATATTGTTGTAAAAAATGTAATAATGAACGAAGTAAAATTTATCGTAATGAAAATTATCAAAAAACATTAGAACAACATAGAAAATGGACGGCAAAAAATCCAGAATGGGTTTACAATCGTTACAAAAAATGGAGAAAAGGAAACCCCGATAAAGTTAAAGAGTTAAGAAAAAATTGGTTAGATAAAAATCCGGGAAAAAGAAAAGAATATCGAGAAAATTATAAACCAAGAAAATACGAACGAAGAAAAGAAAGGAGTGATAATGACCCTGTTTTTAATTTAGTTAATAGAATGAGAAGTAGATTAAGAAAATACTTAATTACTCATAATATCACCAAAAGAAACAAAACTTTTGATATTGTAGGTTGTACCCCCCAATTTCTAAAAGAATATTTAGAAACCCAATTTACTGATGGTATGAGTTGGGATAACAGGAGTGAGTGGCATATTGACCATATCATTCCATTATCGTCGGTAAAAACAGAGGACGAACTTTATAAGTTGTGTCATTATAAAAATCTTCAACCATTATGGGCGGAAGATAATTTGAAAAAGAGTAACAAAATTTTATAGTAACGAATATAAACAAAGGAAGTGACAAAAACATTATTAATTGACGCTAACAATTTATTAAAAATTGGGGTTTGTGGAGTAAAAGATTTTTACCATAATGATAAACATGTTGGAGGAATATGGTATTTTATAAACACTATTAGAAGACTTATCGATGAACAAAACTTTGATAAAGTAGTTGTTATGTGGGACGGTGACGACAATTCATCAACTAGAAAAATTTTATATCCTCAATATAAAGAAAACCGCAGACATGGGGATAATGAAATGACAAATGATTCTTTTGACGAACAAAAAGGTAGGATTAAACAATATTTAGAAGAAACTTTTATACGTCAAATTGAACAGGATAATAATGAAGCTGACGATTTAATTGCTTATTATTGTTTAATTTCTCAAGACGAAAATAAAACCATAGTATCTTCAGATAAAGATTTAACTCAATTAATTTCTGAAAAGGTTTCTATATACTCACCAATGAGTAAAGTAACCTATAAAAACGGAGATAAAATTCGAATAAAACATTATGAATTTCCTCACGAAAATATTAAAACATATAAGATATTATCAGGAGATAAATCTGACAATATTGATGGGATTTATTATTTAGGTGAAAAAACATTAGTTAAATTATTTCCCGAAATACTTGAAAAACCCATAAATTTTAATGATATTTTAATAAAGGCGGAAACGTTATTAAATGAAGATAAAAATAACAAATCACTTAAAAATTTATTGTCTGGTAGAACAAAAAATGGTATATATGGGAATAAATTTTTTGAAACAAACTCAAAAATTATTGATTTGTCTGAACCATTAATAACTGATGAAGTTAAACAAATTGTTGAAGAATATTATAAAGAAACTTTAGACCCTGATGGTAGAGGTTATAAAAATTTAATGAAGATGATGATGGATGATGGACTTTTTAAATTTTTACCTAAAACAGACGATACGTGGGTTTATTTTTTAAAACCATTTTTAAAATTAACAAGAAAAGAAAAAAATAAATATCAAAAAAATAACACAATATGAAAGAACTAGATTCAACAAAATTAGAATTTTTAATGACAGTTAATCAAAACATAATCGTCCAAAGATTTTTTAATGTAAGGGATTATAATCCAAATGCAAAATATTCAGAAGACCTTTATCTTTTTCTGAAAGAATTTAAAGACTTGGTGAGCGCTGAGTTTAAATTAAAATCGGTTGTTTATCTTTTAGAAAACAAAGAAGAAATTAAAGATAACCCAGAACTATTAAATACGTCATATACTGATGGTCCTGAAAGTTTTAACATTTATATTAAAATAAATGATATGACAATTTGTCACAGAATGTTTGACGCTAAAGTGTACCCGCCTAAGATAAGATACACCGTAGATATACGCCCGCACATAAAAAGACTACTGACAAGTTTAACTGACATTTTTTCATCGAACGAATTGTCTTTTGAATATGCGGAAGTTAAGTTAGATGTGTAATATTTATTAAAACGGAGAATTAAAAAATGGGAACTGGTAAAAATTTTGAATATTTAGGTAGCGTTTTTCAGTTACAACTTTTAAATCAAATTATAATTGATAAAGAATTCGGCAGGTCAATAATTGATGTTATAGAGTCTGATTATTTTGAAAACAAATATTTTAAAATCATAATTCAAATGATTAAAGAATATTATGTTAAATTTGAACATACCCCATCATTTGAAACATTAGAACAAATAACCAAAGTTGAATTACAACAAGAATTAGCTTCAAAAATAGTTTTAGACACTTTAACAAAAATAAAAGAAGCTCCAAGTAGTGGTTTAGGGTTTGTTCAAGAAAAGGGAATGAAGTTTTGTAAACAACAAGAACTTCAAAAAGCCATGGTTAAAGTTCAAAAAATAATTGATGGTGGTGAGTTTGAAAATTATGATAAGGCTGAAGAATTAATTAGAGAAGCAATACAAGTTGGTACAAAAGGAGACGGATTACTTGATGCATTTTCTAATTTGGATGATGTTTTAAATGAAGATTATCGTCACCCAATTCCAATGGGTATTTCAGGTATTGATAGACTACTTAAAGGTGGTTTAGCCAAAGGGGAGATAGGTGTTATACTTGCACCAACAGGGGTCGGTAAAACCACTCTAATGACTAAAATTACAAATCACGCATTTAACTTAGGATATAATGTGTTACAATTATTTTTTGAAGACAATCCAAAAATTATTCAAAGAAAACATATTACATTGTGGACTAAAATACATCCGGATGAGTTGACATTAAGAAAAGAAGAAGTAATAACTAAAGTTAATGAAATAAAAGAGGCGATGCCAAATCATTTAATTTTAAAAAAATTACCATCAGATACAATGACTATGTTACAGATTAAAAATCAAATTCGTAAAATGGTTGCTGACGGTATTAAAATTGATATGGTTACTTTAGATTATATTGATTGTGTTGTTCCAGATAAAAATTTGGGAGACGAATGGAAGTCTGAAGGGTCTGTAATGAGAGCTTTTGAAGCGATGTGTCATGAAATGGATTTAGTTGGGTGGACAGCAACTCAAGGAAATCGTAGTTCTATTTCTTCTGAAGTAGTTACTACTGACCAAATGGGAGGGTCAATTAAAAAGGCCCAAGTGGGTCACGTTATTATAACTGTAGCGAAGAGTTTACAACAAAAAGAAATGAAATTAGCAACAATTGCCATTACAAAATCAAGGATTGGTGATGATGGTGTTGTTTTTGAAAATTGTAAATTTGATAATGGAATGCTTGAGATTGATACTGAAAGTTCAGTTACTTTCTTAGGACTTGAAGAAAAACAAGAAGAAAGACAACGTGATAGAGTTAAAGATTTAATGGAAAAAAGAAAACAAAGACAAACTTAAAAAATATGGAAAAAATATTAAAAGAAAACAAAGATAGATTTGTTATTTTCCCAATACAACATAATGATATATGGGAATTTTATAAACAACACCAAGCTGCTTTTTGGACCGCCGAAGAAGTGGATTTGTCAAATGACATTCGTGATTGGGAAAACTTGTCAGAAAATGAAAAATATTTTGTAAAAAATATATTATCGTTTTTTGCGGCTTCTGATGGGATTGTCAACGAAAATTTGGCGGAAAACTTTTTAAAAGAAGTTCAATATCCTGAGGCTAAATTCTTTTATGGGTTTCAAATCATGATGGAAAATATACACTCATTAATGTATTCATTATTAATTGATACGTATGTATCAAATCCTAATGAAAAAGATGAATGTTTTCATGCGATTGATAGATTACCTGCGGTTCAAAAAAAATCAACTTGGGCCTTAAGTTGGATTAAAAATTCAACATTTCAAGAAAGATTAATTGCGTTCGCCGCGGTTGAAGGTATTTTCTTTTCCGGTTCATTTTGTTCTATTTTTTGGTTAAAATCTAGAGGGGTTATGCAAGGTCTTTGTAACGCTAATTCATTAATATTTAAAGATGAAAATTTACATTGTGATTTTGCCATACATTTAATAAACAACCATATTGAAGATAAACCAAGTGAAAATAAGATTAAAGAAATTTTACTTTCCGCATTAGAAATAGAAAAAGAATTTATTACGGAATCTTTACCTGTTTCTTTAATTGGGATGAATTCAAATTTAATGAAACAATATCTTGAATTTGTAACTGATGGTTTATTAGTTAAATTTGGATGTAAAAAAGTATTTAATGTTGAACAACCATTTAAATTTATGGAACAAATTGCGATTGAAACAAAAGGGAACTTTTTTGAGTCCAGAACTATGGAGTATCAAAAGGCAAAATTAAATGAGACCTTAACCTTTGATTCTGATTTTTAATTTATTATATTAAGAGAACTATGTCATTAAAAATAAAAAAACGAGATGGGGACGATGTTTCATTTAACCCACAAAAAATATATAATAGAATTAAAAAATCTTCAAAAGGTTTAAGTGTTAATTCAGATGAGGTTTTTATTAAAGTAATTACTTCGGTACCAACAGAAGGGGTTATTACTACTAAAGAATTAGATAAACTTGTATATGAAATTGCTGCGTCTTACACCGGAAGTCATCATGATTATTCTAGATTAGCGTCATCAGTTGCGATTTCTTCTTATCATAAAGAAACAAATCCAAGTTTTTGTGAAACTATGAAAGAATTGTATTCCGATAATATAATTCATAAAAAATTAATTGAAATTATAGAAAAATACGGAGAAAATAATATTGATTCTGTTATTAATCATGACAATGATTATAACTTTGATTATTTTGCTTGGAGGTCGTTATCTGAAATGTATTTACTAAAAAATCCTCAAGGTAAAGTTGTAGAAAGACCTCAACATATGTACATGAGGGTTTCATTATGGGTTACAAATACTTATGAAGAAGCTCTTGAATATTATAATTCGTTATCAAACCAACTTATTTCTCCCGCAACTCCAATTATGATTAATTCTGGTACAAAAGTACCTCAATTAGCATCATGTGTGTTACATTATAACAATTCAGATTCAAGAAATGGGTTATTACAAACATTAAATGATATTTCAACTTATTCGTCAGACGCTGCCGGTATTGGATTATCAATGTCAAATATTAGAAGTAAAGAAAGTAGAATTAATTCTTCTGGAGGATATGCTGGCGGGTTATTAAAATATTTAAAAATTGTTAACGAGTCTTTAAGATTTTTTAACCAACAAGGTAGACGACCAGGAAGCGCCGCAATTTATATTGAGCCTTGGCATAAAGATATTATGGATTTGTTGGAAATAAAGAAAAATACTGGAGCTGAAGAATTAAGAGCTAGAGATTTATTTACAGCGTTATGGATTCCTGATAATTTTATGAAAGCGGTAAAAAATAACCAAGACTGGTATTTGTTTTGTCCAAATGAAATAATTAAATCTGGGATTAAACCATTACAAGAATGTTATGACGCTGAGTATGAAGAAAACTATAATAAAGCGGTTTCTTTAGGAATTGGTAAGAAAGTTAAGGCTCAAGATATTTGGAGTAAAATAATTGAATCACAAGTTGAAACGGGGGTACCTTATTTGTCCGCCAAAGACAGTGCTAACCGTAAAAGTAATCATAAAAATATTGGAACAATCAAACAAAGTAATTTATGTTGTGAAATTTATCAATTTACGGATGAAACTACTACAGCAATTTGCACTCTTTCATCAATGGTATTAAAGAATTTTGTAACTGATGGTAAATTTGATTATCAATTATTATTAAATGAAACAAGAAAAGTTGTAAGAGCGTTAAATAATGTAATCGATATTAATAGTTATTCAACTGATAAAGGATTAAAAGGAGGGTTAGAACAAAGAGCAATTGCAATTGGAACTCAAGGTTTGGCAGATGTTTTTTACATAATGGATTATGTTTTTACTTCTGACGAAGCTAAATTATTAAATAAAAATATATTTGAAACGATTTATTATGCGGCCATAACCGAAAGTAATAGTTTATGTAAACAAGGTATTAGAGAACCTTATAAGTTTTTTAAAGGGTCACCAATGGAATCAGGTGAATTTCAATTTGATATGTGGGGATTATCTAAAAATGATTTAAGTGGATTATGGGATTGGGACAAACTTAAAGAAGATGTTAAATTATTTGGTGTTTGTAATAGTTTATTAACCGCTCAAATGCCGGTTGCGTCTTCTGCTAAAATAACAGGTTCATTTGAAATGACTGAACCGGCTCACTCTGCGTTATTTAATAGAAGAGTTGTTGGTGGTGAAATTACAATTGTGAACAAATATTTAATTAATGATTTTGAAAAAATTGGTATTTGGAGTGAAGAATTAAAAAATGAAATTATTTTAAATGAAGGGTCTATACAAAACATTAATTTTAATAATCATTTAGATGTTGAAGATAAAAATTACAATAAAAAAGTAAAAAGAATTGAACATTTAATACCTAAATATAAAACAATTTGGGAGATTTCACAAAAGGAACTTATTGATATGTCAGCGGATAGAGCTCCATTTATTGACCAATCTCAATCAATGAACATATATATGTCTAATCCGACTTTATCTAAAATTACATCATCACATTTCCATTCTTGGGAAAAAGGACTAAAAACTTTATGTTATTATGTTAGAACAAAAGCAATCTCAACAGGGGCAAAACATTTAGCGTTAGACATGTCAAAAATAGAAAAACCTTTAACTACTCCAGTAAAAACAATGACGTATAATTACGTTCCAAACAGTAATAAAGGATTAGATTCTGATTTTGAATGTTTTGGATGTTCATCATAAAATAGTTTAAATTTATATTTTCTATTTTGCATAAAAAAAGACGACACTATATTTATCATTAATGGCGTTTGGAAAAACATATGGGGTAAGTTTCCCATTTAATGACTCTCAATACGGAGATTATTTAAGTTTAACCCTTACTTCTGATGAAGAAGTGAGAAGTAATTTAATACATTTGTTATTAACAAGAAAAGGTACTAGGTATTATATGCCTAATTTTGGGACTAGATTATATGAATATATTTTTGAACCTATTGACGCTCAAACATTTTCACAAATTGAATTTGAAATACGGGAAACTGTTGGCGAATATTTACCACAATTAACTTTACAAAATATATCAATTACAGCCGCCTCTGATGGGGAAGAAAATAAAGGTACTTATATTGATGCTAACGGAGAAAAAACATTTACAGTACCTGGAATTGCAGAAAAAGAACATACCGCAAAAATAAAAATTGACTATCAAGTTACATCCGATAGTTTTGCATCTAGTGATTTTGTAATTATTAATATTTAGTAATATAATGGCAAACAAAAAAATATCATATGTAACAAGAGATTATCAAGGGATAAGACAAGAGTTAATTAATTTTACTAAAACTTACTACCCTGATTTAATTCAAAATTTTAATGACGCGTCTATATTTTCTGCGTTAATGGATTTAAATGCTGCGGTAACCGATAATTTACAATTTAATATTGACAGAAGTATTCAAGAGACTGTGTTACAATATGCTCAACAAACATCATCAATCTACAATATTGCTAGAACCTATGGGTTAAAAATACCAGGTCAAAGACCTTCAGTAGCTTTAGTTGACTTTTCAATTACTGTACCACCTCTTGGAGATAATGAAGATTTAAGTTATTGTGGAATATTAAGAAGGGGGTCTCAAGTTATAGGAGCCGGACAGGTATTTGAATCTGTATATGACGTTGATTTTGCATCGGCAACTGGAAGTGATGGTTTTCCTAATAGAATTAAAATACCTAATTATGATGAAAATGGTAAATTACTTAACTATACGATTAAAAAACGAGAAACCGTTGTAAATGGACTTACAAAAGTATTTAAAAGAGTTGTCACATCAAATGACGTAAAACCGTTTTTTGAATTATTTTTACCTGAAAAAAATGTTTTGGGAATTACAAGTGTTATCTTAAAAGATGGGACTCAATTTACAAACATACCTAGTAGTCAAGATTTTATGACACTTAATGGAAGGTGGTATGAGGTAAAAGCCTTAATTGAAGATAAAGTTTTTGTTGAAGACCCAACTAAAGTTTCGGACAATCCTGGAATAAAAATTGGAAAATATATATCAGTTTCTACTAAATTTATCACTGAGTTTACACCTGAAGGGTTTTTTAAAATGACTTTTGGAGGAGGAAGCCAATCTGCTGATGAACAATTAAATGAATTTGCAAGAAATGGGAACAGTTTAGATTTATATAAATATTCAAATAATTTTGCTTTAGGTAGTGCACTTAAAGCAAATACCACTTTATTTATTCAATATAGAATTGGCGGTGGTGTTTCAACAAATGTTGGGGTTAATGTCATTAACCAAATAGGAACTGTTAATTTTTCTGTTAATGGGGCATCATCATCTGTTAATACAAGTGTTGTTAATTCATTAGGTTGTACTAACGTTACTGCCGCTATTGGTGGTGCTAATACACCTACTTTAGAAGAGGTGAGGAATTTAGTTAGTTATAATTTTTCGGCTCAAAATAGAGCGGTAACAATTAATGATTATGAATCATTAATAAGAACTATGCCATCACAATTTGGAGCACCGGCAAAAGTAAGTATTCTTGAAGAAAATAATAAAATTAAAATAAAAATGTTATCTTATGACGATAGTGGAATGTTAACTGAAACTGTTTCAAGAACTCTTAAAAGTAATTTAGCAAATTATTTATCTAATTATAGAATGATAAATGATTATATTTCGATTGAATCGGCAAACGTTATTGATTTAGGTGTTTTAATTGATATTATTCTTGATAATACTCAAAATCAAGGTGTGGTAATTTCATCAATTGCTAATGAAATATCAAATTTCTTTTCTAGTGGGAATAGACAAATGGGTCAAAATGTAAATGTGTCGGAACTTAGAAAAAACATACAAAATCAAAATGGGGTAATATCAATATCAAATATAAGTTTTTTTAATAAAGTTGGAGGGTTATATTCGTCATCACAAACATCTCAAAGATATAAAGATTCAGTTACAAAAGAAATTGAATTGATAAGTGATACTATATTTGCTGAATCAAGTCAAACTTATCAAATTAGATACCCAACTAAAGACATTAATGTTAGAGTTCAAAACCTAACAAATATTAAATTCTCATAACAATTTATTTTGTAAGATATTGGACTATCTTTTAATGAAAATAGATACTTAAGTATTTATCATTGAAAGATTTTTTATAATATCCATGGCAAATTCTTACAGATTAAGAACTAAAGTTGGTGTTGATAGTTATCTTAGTGTTCAGTTAGACCAAGACTTTGAATATTTAGAAATTTTATCACTCAAAATTTTACAAGAACAGATTTATACAAGGCCTTGTGCTGACTATGGTGTTATTGTGGGCAGATTAACTATTAATGGTGGGTATGGAATACCTAACGTTAAAGTGTCAATATTTATACCTATTTCAGAACAAGATAAGTTAAATCCGTTAATTTATGATTTATATCCCTATGAAAAAATAACTGACCAAAATGCGGATGGTTATAGGTATAATTTATTACCGTATAAAAAATCATATTCTGCTCATAATCCAACAGGTACTTTTTTTGATAGAGAAGATGTGTTAGTTTCTCCAATCTTAATTGAAGTTTACGATAAATATTATAAATATTGTGCGTCAACAAACACTAGTGGTGATTTTATGATTTTTGGGGTTCCAATTGGAACATATACCATTCATGCGGATGTTGATTTATCAGATATTGGAGAATTTTCATTAGCCCCTCAAGATTTAATTAGAATGGGTATAGCAACTGAAGGACAAGTGGCTGGGGTTAAATTTAAAGCGTCTGAAAATTTAAACGAATTACCACAAATTTTTTCATTAAATAAATCCGTAGAAGTACAACCACTTTGGGGACAACCTGAAATTTGTAATTTGGGGGTTAATAGAGTTGATTTTGATTTAACAAAAGAAACTAAAATTCAAATAACTCCAACTTCAATATTTATGGGGTCGTTAATCACTGGTGATGAGGTGGATTATCAAAAAAGAAATTGTAAACCAAAATTAAATTTAGGTGACCAATGTAGTTTAATTGCCGGACCAGGGATTATCCAAGCTTTAAGACAAACTTTGTATATTGACCCTACCACTGGTTATCCGGGATTAGAGTTATATGATATAGAACAAGGTGGTCAAGTGATTGATGAAAACGGAGCTTGGATGGTAGACGTACCAATGAATTTAGATTATGTGATAACTAATGAATTTGGAGAACAAATAATTTCTCCTGAACCAAAAGTTGGTATACCTACTAAAGGAAAATATCGTTTTAAAATTAAATTTGCTCAAGGAGATACTTTATCTGAGTCTATTAAAAGAGGGTATTTTTTAGTACCTAATATTAGAGAATATTGGACTGATGAAAATGACCCATTTTTTGAAAATAATGGGGCGATTCAAGTGATTAATTCAGAATTTTTAAATTATAGTGAAAATGCAGCTTTGGCCGAAAAATCATACTCGTTTAGTACTGATTGGAATGATTATCCTGACCCAGAAGTGGCAATTAAATGTGAAGATTATTTTTATGAGTTAACTTATAATAAAGTATATACTGTTTCCCAAATGATGGACAGTTATAATAGTGGGGCTTTATTAAATAGAAAAATCGCTATTAAACATATTCTTAATTCTGAATGTGCAAGTGAAAATAATAAATTTCCAGTAAACGATGGTCAATATAGATTTGACATTATATTTTTGTTATTTTCAATTTTGCTTCTTGTTGCGTATATAATATTAAATATTGTTGTAATTATTTTTCACATTTTAGGTTTTATTGTTAAAATTGTTGGAATGTTCATAGGTTTTGTCCTTGATAGTATAGCGTTTATTTTAAGAAAAATTTGTGATTTTGTAAATTATATAATAGGTAAATTAAGAGGAATTTGTTTTGGAACCTGGTGTCCCTGGGGGGATATGGCATATATTACTTGGTGTAATACCGCTGCTGAGAAGTTAGAAGCTTGGGCTACACAGGTAAAGAACGCGTATACATATTTTGAAGGCAAAACAATTCCAATGTTAACATATCCTGATTGTGAACTTTGTGACTGTGAGATTAGTCAACCAACTGAGTTTACTAATGTAAATGCACTTGA